GTTTATCACGTCTGCGTTGCGGGTTACCGCTGCGGTGTTTGTGGGGATGAACGATGTCGGTATTGCACCGAGTTCGATTTGTGGGGCAGCAAAGGCCATCGTTGTACCACTTGCCGAGTTAGTTCCATTTGTAACGGCTACAACTGGTGCAAAGTGAAAATTCGTCAATGTTGCACTTGCCGTCATTGTGAAGGTTTCGGAGCATCGGAACACATCAGTTCCAAATCGCTCAACCCTACGGATTCGGTTTGTTGCATTGTTTGGATTGTAAATTGACCCACTACTAAACGAACCGCTAACATCAAACCCAGACGAAATATCCTGACTGCCAATAACGGCATAGTACGCCCCAATCGTGTGCGTTCCTGTTTTTTTCATCAAAAAGGAAATCGTGTAGGTGCTTCCGCTTGCAAGAGAGACGCCATTTGCGCCACGGGAATGTCGTCCCGCATTAGCCCCTATATTAGAACCACTAACTGCAACGGTCAAATTGTTTCCGCTCACTCCGATAACGTCCACATAACCGCTTGAAAGGTTTGCGCCCAAAGTCCAACTTGTTGTAGTGTCAGCGGAGTTAAGAATTCCGTTGGCAGCACTCGGCTCCACCAACAACGCAGGGCATCCAGCCGTTCCTCCGCTGGTGTAGTAGTCCAAGCGAGGCACACCGCTTGCAACGCTCTCAATCAAGCCAGCCGAATTAAATCGGGTCGCAGTAGTCGCACGGGTAACATTGAAGTCCCCCGATGCACCCAATACCACACCGCCCGAAGTCGTAGCGACTGGGGTGTAAAGTTTGCCCGTCTTAAAGCGTGCAGGTACTAAAATCAGCGATGGTGTCGGCATTGTTAGAAGTTGTAAATAACTGCAAAGCGATTGAAGAGGCACCCATTAACGGCAGCCTCGGCAGCGGTTGCTCCGTCAGCGGTTGCCCTTGCATTAAAAGCACCCCAAACCCCGGCAGCAAGTCCGCCTTGCAGCATTGAGATTGGGTAGCCGTAGCCGTAGCCGATTAGCATTAGAGGAAGGTGTAACCGATGACTGAACCTGCGGAGGGCGTTACGGCAGTTATCTTGCCTCCGTTGCGCCCGCTGATTACGATGCCAGCGGATATGGATGCGCCCGACAAGTTGTAAGCGGTTAGGAGGTTTTCGCTTCCAGTTCCAGTAAGGGTTGTGAAAGTAGCAGCAGCGTTGACTACCAAGAAGTCGTAGTTCTTCCCGGTAACGGTTCCGTTGATAAACTCCATTGTACCGCCCTGTCCGAGCATTTGTTGCAATATGGGTGTAGGCATTTTTTAGCGTTTAATTGTAAATGTCTTTTATGTGGGAATTTCACAAACTGAGTGTCCGTAAGGAATCTCAAAGGTCATCGTCGCCTGCCATCCTGCGGTGCGGTCATCCCGGCTCTCTACAAACCTCGTAAGGCTCACGCTGGATGAGAGGGTCCAGTCTTCGCTTGGGTCGTTTGTAAGGCTTGAAATGAAGTCCTGTGCGATTTGCAACTGGTCGCTTAAGACCTCGTCCTCGTTATCCTGCCAGCCCAGCGTAGGGCTTCCCGAAACCACTCCGCCCATCGGCTTGATGGATTCAACACGGTCAGAAAAGTAAACCCCAACCACCAAGTCCAAAGTCCCAGCATCAGTAGTTGCCGACTGCACATCCGCAAAGACCAAAGGATAGACGATACGCTCACGGCTTGGGGTTCGTAGGTTGATGGTGTTGTCCGTGCCTACCGCAAGAGGGTCGCCCGTCCCGAAGGAGTTGACTTGCGGATGGTTGTTGGCAAGGTCCAGCAGGGCTTGCTTGATTTTTATCCAAGACATAGTTTTGCAGTTTCAGTATGTTCTTCTTGTGCGCTCCCATCGTCAGCAGTCATTACACGCCCCGAATTGACCGTAAGGGTAGGGGTAGTCAAGGTTGCTGATTCCCATCCTTCGGTTGCGGTCCAAGACCATCCCGGTGCGGTAGTTGGTAGCGTTCGGGTAGATGGTATCCAAAGCAGATGGAGGCGAGTTCCACAAGGGGTATGAATTGCGGTTCTCCATCAGGTAGCGAGTTATGCGTTCGGAGTACCACTCGGCATCGTTCTTCACTTTGTCGGTCAGCCTTGTGATTTCTTCCATGCTCATTTGGGAGGATTCTTCGCTCGTTCTACGGACCATGCCCTTGTTCATGTACTTGAACGCAAGAACCATGGGCAACTCGTAGTAAAGCCATTGAATCATCGCAGGTTGGATGTAGTCCTCCAAGAGCGTTTGGTTGAGTGCAGACGTTGAACCGCTGACGACCTGCGTAACCAATTCCCCGTAGAGTGCAGAACCAACGATGGGCTGAATCCGCATCTCCTGCACCTTGACAACCGTTGGACGGATTTGGGTGTAGGATACGTTCTCGTTTATGATACTATTGTCCAGTAGCGTTTCTTCGCTGATAAAGAGTGCCTTCATGCCTTCGTGATTTTATTGCCTTTACGGATGACCAACTGCTGCTCCCATACATGGCGACATTGGGGGCGATTCACTCCGCTGGGCGTGTGATACCAACCGCCCCTGCGATTCCATACGGAGTAGCCCATGATTGCACTAATCCCGTCGATGTCCTCACGGGTGTAAACCTTGCCTTGACCGGCCAAGTCCAACATGACCTTGCAAAACTCACGGCTTGACCGCTTGTCCTTATTGCTGAATCCCGTGGCCCATGCGTACTTGTAGCGGACCTCCAGTACAGGCTCGGCAACTTCCTTGACATTCTTGGGAAGGTTCTGCTCGGCTATCTTGTCCACGGCCCTGCTGATAGGATAGCGGTCCTTGGTAATCAAGTAGGCGACTCGCTTGGCGACCTTGGCCTTGCTGACTCCGAACTCCTTTGCCATTTCTTCAACCGATGCGTCCCGGTTCTTCTTGCGGTAAGCCTCAATCTTCAGGTCCAGTTCCTTTTCTTCCTCGCCCAGTTCGGCAAAGGCCAAGCGGATGTTTTCGTCTATGTTGGTGTCGAACCGCATCGGCTTGGAGTGCATGACATGGTAATCGTCTGCATGGCTTCCAAACTTAGAGGCAACCACCTCCAAGACCTTGAACTCTTCATCGCCCCATCCGTAGTCCTCGTCGTCTTCTTCGCCCCAAGTCGGCTCGCTGAACTCTTGGGACTGAACGCCCAGCATCGTGTCAATTTCTTGGGCTGATAAACCGAATCCAGCCGAGAGCATGGTCCGAGCCATTTCCAGCGTGATTTTGTCCTGCATATACTGCCTGACGATACGCATCAGGTTTTGGTACTCACGGCCCGACAACTTCTTGATGTTGTCGTTGCTCTGCAATGCTTCCACGGCTTGCGGTTGCTCGTCGGGTTGGGGATTAGGTCCAACCACGTCGGCAGGTTTCTCAAGCGGTTGCAGACCTGCCTTCTCACGCAATTCGTCTTGGGTCATTATCTGCAAGAGAGCCTGTTCGCTTAGTCGCTCCGTGATAGGCTCTACGGGGATAAGTTCCATACCTTCCACTCCATTGAAGGAGCCGAGGTAGTTAATCATCCGCTCCACTTTGCGTACCCGGTCGTTGACGTAGGTGGCCTTGAATAGTTCGTAAGCCTCGACTAATTCAGTCCTTCCTCCGAGTTGGCCCTCGGTTTTGACACCGAATAACGCTGGATTCGTTACACGATGTGCAATGAATATCTCTTGCTGGATGGCTTTGTTCAGGATTTCGAACTGCTTATCCATGTCGCTCGGAGTGAGCGGTTCCAAAGTCGGGGCCTTGGCTGCATCGTCGTTGAAGGTTACAACGAAGCGACCAGCGTTGTCCGTTCCCGAAAACTTACGCTTGATTTGCCTTTCGATGTCGCCCTGTTCTTCAGGGGTCGGGATGCCGTTGTTGAAGTTAATCAAGTAACCGCCCCAAAAGTTGTTGCGGAGGTTGTTGTTGTGGAAGTTGGCCACTTGCACGTCTGCCTCAATCCAAGCGTTCCCTCCGATGTATTCGGGCAAAGGATAGTGCTTCACACCTGCTGCGTACACACGATAGTAGAACAACTGCTTTCCGAGGCGGTTCTCCGGGTCGAAGGCCGGGATTTTCTCGATGTCCCCGACCTTCGGGAACAACTGCATCATGTCGTCGTTGTACCAGTCAGCGACTTGGAACATCTTTTCTTCCTTGTCCACCCTGATTTTCTCAAACGGGACGTGCTCCATCTTGGCGATGGTCCCAAGTTTGGACCAAGTAACAGCAACCGCAAAGCCGTTGAAGATTTCCAAGTCAAGGACCAGTTTCTCGGTGATGTCGTTCAGGTCCTCGGTGCTTGACATTCCATCGAAAAACTTGATAAACCGGGCCTGCTGCTCCACGGTCAAGTCATCCCCTGCCTGCCATCCACCGCCTATGATGTAGTTGACCTTGCCGTTGACAATTGCGTTGTGCTTGGACGACCTGCGATAGTTGTCAAGCAGGTAGTAGGGGTATTCGTTCGCAAAGCCGTAGGTGATGTACTTGCCGGACCTGTTCTCCAGCATCACGGGGACCTTGTGTTCTATCCCAAGCCATTGGGTGAAGTGTTGAGTAGATTTATTACTCATAGCGTGTGGATGGTAAATGAAAGGGCTGAAATCGTGATACTTGCACCGCTATCGACTGCGTTGACGTAGACGGTAAACTCATCGTTGACCGCACCCGTAACGTAAGCCTCCGTATAAATCGCATGGCCGTTGTTGTGGGTCGTCGTGATGTCGGTCATTGACTGGTTTATCGGTGTGCCGTTCTTAGCGATGTAAACCTTGATTTGCGTGTTGTTATTCTGCGCCAAGACCATAGATGCAGCGATGCGAAGGGTCGCACCTGTTGTGCCTGTATAGGTCAGCGAGTTGGTAGTTCGTGAGAAATTGTAGGTTGACAAAACGCCCGATTTCATCGCACTTGTCAACTTGACTCTTTGCCCCTGCGTCGGGGTGAAAGCCGTGTCGGTGTCGAGGTAAAGGTTCGCAAAGCCCCGTTCCCTGTCAAGCGTTGCGGTGTCTGCAAGGTCGTCGAACAAGCCGCCTACACGGGCTGCGGTGTTCGCTCCGGCAGCGGTTTCGTTGGTTATCGTTAATGCGCTCGCTTGGAGTTGGCTTCGTGTTTGTACGCTCATGCGAAGGATTGGTCAAAGGTTGAATCGAATACCCTCACGCTGGATGCGAGGAAGGTGTTGTAAGTGATTGAATTGGCGTAGGTATTGAACCCTACCGTTGCGGTTTGTACAAATGCCAAGCCCGTTTCAACGACCGCCAAAGCAGCGGCAACCGTGCTATTGGTATCGTAAACTTC